ATTCTTTATCAGCAAAATTTAACAACAGGAGATTTGCTCAGCATCTTACCGAACTTAGGAATAAATCATTACGATGAAATATTCGCAGATGCCGCCGAACCAAAAACAATTCAAGAAATTTATCAAAGCGGATTCAATATAAAGCCGGCAGATAAGGACGTTTACGCAGGGATTATGAAGGTAAAATCGCATCCGCTTTACATAAAAAATAATAGTCTAAATTTGCTAAACGAAATTAAAAAATATAGGTGGAAATCGGACGGCAACGGCAAGGTAATCGATAAACAGCCGGTGAAGTTAAATGACCACATTTTAGACGCTTTACGCTATGCGGTATATTCAAAATCTAAACAAACGAAATTAACATGGGGAGTTTTATAGATAGATTTTTTAAAAAGAAAGGATTGCCACTTTATAACAACGGCGTAATCCCGGTTAACACAGGAGCTATTCTACAATCTTATGACGCACAAAAATACACAAACGCATACAGCGAAAATGCAGACGTTTACGCAATTGTATCATTTCTTGCTAGAAAATGTGCATCAATTCCCTGGTATGTTTATACTTTGAATAATGGGCAAAAGGCTAAATCAAGTTTATTAAAATATAAACAACTTACTAAAGGTGGCATTTCAAACTTTGAAACGGCATTAATTCACCGTAAGAATGCTTACGATGATACGATGATACAGGAAAATACATCGTTGAGTAATTTGTTAAACAATCCTAATAGTTATCAATCGCAAGATGCATTTTTTGAAAATTTATTTGGGTACCGGTTTCTATCAGGCGAATCATTCTTATGGGGTAATCGTGGCAATATTGATAAAGGTAAATTTGTAGAATTGTTAATCCTGCCCTCACAATATACCGACATCATTCCAGATCCTGCCGATCTTTATGGCATATTGGGTTATCAGTTGGATAATATGGGAGCGACGATTAACCTTGCAAAAGCGGACGTTATGCAATGGAAGAGTTGGAATCCTAACTTCAACGTTACGACACGTGAACACATGAGGGGACTTTCTCCAATTCGGGCGGCGTGGAATAACTACCTTATGGGCGTGGAGGCTCAAAAGTCCGCCGCTTCACAAATGGCAAATGGTGGGGCGAAGGGTGCATTAGTACCAAAAGTTGTGGGAAATCAAATCCCAATTGTTACGGAATTGCAAGCCTCACAAATGCAGCAAGCAATTGCAAACCGTATTAATAATAACGCTAAAGGCGGCACAGTGGCAATGTTGCAGACTCCCTGGGAATATTTAAACTTTGGTTTGTCAAATAGCGAGATGCAAATCATTGATACAATGAAGTTTAGTTTAGAACAATGGTGCAGGGTGTTTGGTATGCCGGTAGTATTATTTTCAGCGGACAATATGAGCGACAATAACTACCAAAATGCATTGCGTGATTTAGTTACAAATACAATTGTCCCTATGCTTGGACAGTTGAGAGATGAATTAAACAAATGGCTAATTCCTAACGTTGGCAGCGGTAATGAATTTATAGACTTTGATGTAACGGCACTACCTGAATTACAAAAGGATATTGAAAAATTAGTATCACAATTAACGCAAGCATACTGGCTTACTCTTGATGAAAAACGTATTGCGATGAATTACGAACCTTTGGGCGGTGAGTTTGATAAAGCGTATATTAATAGCGGCTTAGTGCCAATAGAAGAAACATTTATGAATCCAAACGAAATGATAAATGATTACAACGCAGGAAACGGAAATTATATGGGCGGAAGTGATGCGTCGGTTTCCTAAATTGGAAATTGAATCACGATGTAGAACGGAAAAGGAATTTAGGCAACGAGCAAGGGAAAGTTATAAACAAAGGTTAACAGATGAACTTACGGCAACGAAAAATATATCACAGGCAGATAGAATCCAAACGCTTATCGATTGAGAAAAAACATTTGTCAAAGTTTGTCAAGTTGTTTAAACAGCAAATAAATGCATTTATAGCGGAAGCCAAACAAACCAATTTACAAACGGCATTCTCAAGATTATCAAATCAAGGATTCAATACAAATTTGTTTGTGTTACTGCAAAATATGTATGCGGAGACTATCAGTAAAATTGCCTATCCAATTTATACGGAGTTGTATAAACAACAGGATAAGGAGTTTATAAAGCAGAAAGCATTTAGTACCGGTGCAATGGGTAGTAACGAAGTATTTACGGCGGCTGTGTTGGAATATTTAAGCCAGTACGGCTTAACCTTAGTAAATTGGATTGATACAACTACAAAAGATACAATACTTAAATTAATAACGGACGGAATTAGTAATGGGTTAAGCACTCCTCAAATTGCAGATAATATTTTAAATAGTGGGTTAACGGATTTGTATCGTGCAATGCGAATAGTTAGGACAGAAACAACAAGAGCAGTAAATGCCGGCATAATGAACGCAGGGCGGCAACAACGTTTTAAAGTTTGGAAGGTTTGGATTTCAATGGGAGATGGCAAAGAGCGAACATTTAGCAAAAAAGATAATTATGATCATTTGCAACTTGACAATAAAAAAGTTGAAGAGTTTGAACCATTTAGGCAAGTTGGTTTAAATGGTGTTGAAGCGGTGGCAATGCAGCCGGGAGATATTTCCGCCCCGGCAGACTTTACTATTAATTGTAGGTGTGTAATCGGTTTTGAATCGCAGAGAGACGCAAACGGTAAATTGATTAGGAAATAAATAATACCTTTACTAAATAAAGTGATAAGATGGCTAATTTTGCACTAATTGAAAGTTATCTAAATTATTTTAAGGATGAGCAAAAAAATATTAAACCTATGAAAAGCATTTATACAACAAAATTTATATCAGCAGAAATAAAAGATATTGATGCAAAGCAGGGAGTTGTTGCCGGCTATTTTGCAAACTTTAATACTTTGGATAGTGACGGCGACATAATCCGCAAAGGAGCATTTGCTCAAAGTATACAAGAATGGTTTCCAAAGGGAAGGGTTAAACATTTGTTGAACCACGATGTAAGTAAGCCATTAGGCAAGATCATTGATTTGTTTGAAGACGATTACGGTTTATTCTATAAATCTGAAATAGGTAAGCATCAATTAGGGCAGGATTTTATTAAAATGGCTGAGAGCGGATTAGTTACTGAGCATTCCATAGGATTTAGAACACTAAATGAGAAATCAACAGAATTAGGCAACGAAATCACTCATGTTCAACTTTACGAAGGTTCAAGCCTTACAGGTTGGGGGGCAAATCCTAACACTCCGTTAGTATCAATTAAAAGTTTAAACAATGAAACAATTGCGGAGCGTTTAAAAAGTTTTGAACAATTTGTACGCAAAACAACTGCAAGTGATGAAACGATTGAACTTTGCCTAATTCACATTAAACAACTTTATGCTCAACTAAACAATAGCGGTAAACTTGCGGAAGCGGTTGACTTGCCAGAGGTAAAAGCAGAAATTGACAATAGTAATTTAATTTTAGAAATTAATAAAACATTTAAACAATGGCAGACCAAATTTTAGAAGCCTTACAATTAGGCTTGAAAGACATCGACGCTAAGCACTCAGCACAGGTGGCACAATTGAACGAAGACTTTGCAAAGAAAAACGCTTCATTAGTAGAATTAAAAGAGCAAGTAAATGGACTTATTGCGGCTAATGGCAAATTGAAGGCAGAAACTGTTAGACAATTCAATGGCTCAAGATTTGACTACATGAAAAGCGAAATCGTAGATATTATCAACGCAAACTATGATAACATCAAAAACGAAAATCCTTTTATTAGTAAGGCTGTAGCGGTTATGACATTGGGTAACAACTTAACCGGAACTTCTCAAGTTTCTTATGTTGAATCACCAATTTTGCGTTCTTATTACAATCCTAAGTTGTATGAAGTATTTAGAATCATTCCAACTGCAACCGGTAACGTAACATTTCCAAAAGGCAATACTGGCGTTGGTGAAGGTTCTTTCGGTTCTCAAACAGAAGGAAGTGCGAAGAATCAAGTGGATTACGATGTTACAATGGTGAACGTTTCAGTTCCATTCCTTGCAGGTTACGCAAAAGTATCACGTCAGATGTTGCAAGATTTACCATTCTTGCAGGCTTACTTGTCAAGTTCATTGATTGAAGATTGGAACAGACAATTTAACAACAGTGCAATGGCATCAATCACAGCGTCTGCAACTACTGGCTCAACTTCTGAATCAATCGTTGCAGCAAGAATCGTTGATTATGTTGCTCAGCATTTGGCGTTAGGTTTGGGTATGCCGGATATGATTTTGACTACTCACGCTGTTTGGGCATCTGTTTTGAAAACTACTAACGGTAGTGGTTCATCTTTCAGCGTTCCGGGTGGTGTTACAATCGGGGCAAGTGGCGAAACAAGAGTTATGGGCATTCCATTAATCCCACATTCACAAATTCCAAGTGGTAAGATTTACGTTATGAATAGTAATGCGTTTGGAATTGCACAGGCTTCAGGACTTGCAGTTCGCACTACTGAAACCGATCAAGACGATTTCATTAAGAACTTAATAACTTACCGTTGCGAAGCAAGAGTACAACTTTTGTCTTTCCAACCAACAGCGGCAGTTTACGGTTCAGCATCGTAAGACTTAATAAAAATTTAGGGAGGAGGCTTAAGCCTCCTTTCTTTGTGCTTAATAATTTATAATGATAGCATTTAAACATTTCTTTATAGATTTTGCAAAGTTTGATTTTACTTGCCCTCATTGTCAAAAATTACATATTGATGCTGATAACAAGTATTTTGACAAAATCAATAGAAATAAAAGTTGGATTACAAAAGTAAATTGTGATTGCGGCAAACCGTTTAAACTAACGGTAAATTACAAAGGAGAATTTGAAACATTTATAAATTAAATATGCCAATAGGGAACTACTCAGCATTTATTGACATTGTAAGAATTGCAATTATTAACAAACCTAAAAAGGTTTTGGATTGCGGAATAGGGAAGGGCATTTTAGCGGCTGCCATCCGAAATTGGGTTGATGATAACCAGCACAGAACCATAATTCACGGAATTGAAGGTTTTGCAAATTATAGAAATAAACTTTGGGGTAACTATGATGAGGTAGAAATTATAAATCTTAATCGTTGGGAATCAGACCAAAAATATAATTTGATTGTATTGTCTGACGTTATTGAACATTTGACAATTAAAGAAGGGATTATCCTAATAGAAAAACTAAAGAATGCACTTGTTAAAAGTGGCGTTTTAATAATTTCAACGCCGGCAAAGTTTTTTACACAATCAGCCGTTTACGGCAATGAATTAGAGATTCATAAATCACATTGGGATTTAGAAAAGTTTAAAGGATTTAACGTTGTAAATGACGGAACTCCCGACAAATGGGGCAATGAGCAAATAGTTGTTGAATATCTAAAATATTAAAATGAATATACTTAATTCAATTCATCTCTACCCTCCTCAGCACCTTTGCGGTGCTGAATTCATGATTCACGCTATAAACAAATCGTGCAAAAGTTATGGACATGATGTAAGGGTGTTATTACATCAAGCAAACCACTACCGAATAAAAAACCATTATATTTTTGATGATATTGATGTTTTCCCGCCGGAACAAATATTATTAGAAAAATTAGTTGGTTGGAGTAATGCAATGTTTACTCATTTGGATTATACAAGGTTAAGCATTGCAATGGCTGAAATGTTTAATAAGCCTTTGTTTCATTTAATTCATAATACACACACTTATCCTGAAATTGTAAACGCAAACAAGCAACAATTCATAATATACAATTCTGAATGGGCAAAGAATCAACTTAATTATAATCACGATTCAATAATTGTTCATCCTCCCTGCGATTACCGTTACTACAATGTTTGCGACAATCCGATTGATAATGAGTTTATAACCTTAATCAATTTAAACGAAAACAAAGGGGCAAATATATTTTACGAACTTGCAAAACTTTTGCCTAATAAAAAGTTCTTAGGTATTAAAGGAAGTTATGATGAGCAAATCATTAAACAATTGCCTAATGTTACAATCTTAGACAAACAAATAGATATCCGCAACATTTATAAGCAAACAAGATTGTTATTAATGCCATCACTCTATGAAAGTTGGGGACGAACTGCCACAGAGGCAATGGCATCAGGCATTCCGGTAATATGCACAGATACTGGTGGACTTGCTGAGAATTGTGGTAATGCCGGCACATATTCAGAACGTACGGCGGAGGCGTACGCTATAAAGATTGAAAAATTAGATAATAGTAAATTGTATCTTCGCAAAAGCAAACAGGCAAGACAAAGGGCGATTGAACTAGATCCTACAATTGAACTTGCTCAATTTAATGATTGGTTAAAATTAAAAGTTAATGAATACTCTTATAAGTAAAACAGTAACTACTGATATTGTAACGGAACTCGTAACCGTTGAAGATGCTAAACTATGGTTGAAGATTTCTTTCACCGAAGATGATACTTTAATAGCATCATTAATTAAGGCAGCGAGGATTTACCTGGAGAACCTCACCAATTTTGCGTTGGGTGCTAAAACAATGGAAATTATCGCAGATTTGGATTACACAGAATCATATTATTTACCGGCCCCATTAACAAATATTTTAACTTTTAAGCGTTGGAATGGAACTGAATTTGTTGATAATACCGGATATTATTTGTTTAGAAATTCATTAGCATTAGACGATTCCGGCAGATACAAAATAACATTTACTTGTGGTTATACAACATTGCCTGCAGATTTTAAAACCGATATTTTAAAGTTGGTTGCATGGAATTATCAAAATAGGGGTTTAGATTTTAGCAATGAAAATACATCACTTGTTGACTTTCCGAAGTTGGCATCAGAGTTTTACAAACAAATAGTTATCTAATATGGCAACCTCTCCAGGCATAACTATAAATTTTGAAGGCTTAGAAGAGTTAAAAGGTAGGTTTAAGAATTTAGATTCTGAACTGGCAAAAGATGTTGACGCAGTATTGGAAAAATCAGCGGAGTCAATAGAATTAATGGCTAAAAGAAATTTGAGAGGTGTAGTTTATAATGAAAATGATTATCGCAAACCTTTGGAGAAATTATTTGCAAATACAAATAACATTACAGATTTAATTCAAAGTATAAGATATGAGCCTAAAGGTTTACTGACTTATGAAGTAGGTTCAAGAATGCCATACGCAGCCTATGTTGAATTTGGTACAGGAGGAGCGGTTAAAATTCCTGCCGGCGTTGAGGATTACGCAATTCAATTTAAAAAACCAAATAGGCTCAATATTTCTATGAAGGCAAATCCTTACCTTTTCCCTGCATTTTTTGAACTAAAACCGACTATCATTCAAGATATAAAAGATATCATAACTTTGTAGTATGTTAAATCCGGGTAAAGCAATAAGAGATTTATATTTTACTAAACTTTCAGAGATTGGAGGCGGTATTAATTACCTTTCCTCATCTACTGGTTTTAGAATTGTTGATGGTGTTGGAAACAATATAATCACTTCGCCATTCACCGGAACTTATGCCGTTTATGATGATTTACCTTTAGAGACTTTACCAGAAAATTACATTTATATTAATGCTGTTGATTACAATCAAATCGGAAACAATCAACTATACATTCATGATGCTGTAGTAACGGTGGATATTGTAACAAGGCAATATAAAAAGATTAATCGTGATACTGTTGACTTAATCGCTAAGGAAGTGATGACAGCATTAATTGAAGGAAATCTGCAAGATTCAAACTTTCAGATAATAGACGTAAATTTGATAAGTTCAAGATATTTAACCGGGCAAGACGGTGCATATTTTTTAACGCGTAATATATTAAGATTTCAACAAAATTTAATCAAACATAAAAATTAAATACAATGGCACAAGTTAGTGGTGTTTTACAAACAATAGAAGTAGATCCGGCCGGCGGAACTTCATTTAAGACTTTGGTATGTTTAAGAAATTCAAGTGTAGAAGGCACAAATAGCGTATCAGAAGAGGAAACAGGATGCGGAAAACTTACAAGCGTTGCAAATCCGGGATTTACTTTTTCGGCTGATGCAATTTGCGAAACTGCCCCAACTTCTGGCAGTCAAGTAAGTTATAAGGATTTGCTTACTGCATGGGCTGCGAATACATTGGTAAATGTTAGAGTACAATCGCCAGTAGTAACCGGTTCATCTATCGGTGTTGCTTACTATCATCAAGCACTTTGTTACATAACTAAGTTGACATTGAATCAAGATGCCAAAGGCGGTGCTTATATTAGTTTTGCAGTAACTTTTCAAAGTACAGGCGTTATTGATGTAACAGTTTAATTATGAATGGATATACACAGATTGAATTCAAAGGTAAACTTAGAGGGATAAAATTTGGAATGCTTGCGGTTCAACAAATTATGTTAGCCGCAAGTAAACTAAATGCTGAACTTGGAAATGAAATTGACATCGCATTAATTCCAGAGGTGCTTTATTGGGGGCTTTACAATTGCTCAATAAACAAACGTGAAATTATAGATTATACTTTTGAAGATGTTTCAGAGTTTGTAGATGACCACATTCACGAAAAGGAAATTTTTGTTCAAATTATGCTATGTTTCTATGATTCCAAAATCATAAAAGCATCACTTCCACAGACAGAGCAAGACGAAGAAAAAAAAAGTTCAATCTAACAATTGAGCAAGGGTGGCATGAGTTGAAGCGGTTTGTTGTTGGAGAAATTGGCATAAGCAATTACAATGAGTTGACATTTGTAGAGGTGATGCAAATTATTGAAGGATATAATGATAGAGTTATACAATCTTACAAACAAACAAGGCTTTTAATGTTTATAATGGCTCGTTTATGGGGTGACTCAAGCAAAGTGCCATCTACTGTTGAGGAATTTTGGCAATTACCCGGTGATGAAACAAAGGGAGTAACTGAGGATGAGATAGCGGCTATTTTTGAAAAATTAAAAAATGCTGAAAAATCATGAATGAAGAATTAAAAATAATTATAGGTGCGGACGTTGCAAACTTTGAAGGCGGAGTAATTAAAGTTATTAAATCTATATCTGAACTTGAAAGCGAATTAAAGCAATTTCAGAAAGATATAAAAACTTTGAAAGGCGATGAATTTAACGCAATGGCTGACAAAATTGCAACCTTAAAAGATAACATCGCAGCGTTAAAAAGTGTTGGTTCATCTACTTTGCCGAAGTTGGGCGATGATGCAAAGAAAGCAGGCGAAGGTTTAGATAAACTTGCAAAGCCGGGAGCAAATGCCAATTTTGCACTAACAAATTTAAGTAGGGTTGCACAGGATTTGCCGTTTGGATTTATAGCCATACAAAACAACTTAGATCCTTTACTTGGTTCATTTCAGGGCTTAGTTACACAAACCGGAAGTGTTGGAGGCGCTTTCAAAGCATTAGGCTCGAGTTTATTAGGCGGTGCAGGGTTAGCATTTGCGTTTAGTGTAATTTCTTCAACTGTAACATCATTAATACAAACTTATGGAAGTTTAGATAATGCCTTACAAGTTATATTTGCATCAAACAAAAACGCTGCTGAAGCACAAGCAACATTCAACAAGGAATTAAAAAAAGGATTTGAAGATTTTGGAGGAGAGGCGGCAAAAATTGATATTTTAGTAAAAAAACTTACAGATTTAAAACAGCCATACGCAGACAGGCAAGCGGCTTATGTTGAATTAAAGAAAATTCAACCCGATATATTAATAGGCATATCTGAGGAAAATGCATTAAGTGGCATTTCATCAACTTTGATACAAAATAATGCAAAACAAAGAATTGAACTTTTAAAACTTAAGATTGAGGAAAATGCAATTACTAAAGTTCTTAATGAGCAAAAAGTAAAAGAAAATGAGTTATCCGATAAAAAATTACAAGCAGATAAAGATTTAGCCGCAACAACAGCACTTAAAAATAAATTAGAAAATCAAGCACTATCAGCAAGCCAGCAATCTACATTAGAAGTTTTAATTAATAAAGAAAAAAGCCAAAAAGCAACAGTTGAAAGTTTAGCGGCTTCACTTAAAGATTTAACGACAGTTTCAGACAATTATTATAAAAAATTAGAAAATAATCTTGGAGCGATTTCATTAATAGATTCCGCTACACAAAATGCTTTAAAAACTTCAAAAGCCGAAGCAGACGCAAAAAAAACGCAAACTAAAGCAAATGACGATTATGCAGCATCTGTAAAAAAGTTAACAAAGGCTGAACAAGAACAAAAGGCAAAACAAGCAGCCGAAAGAACACAACAAGCATTGATTCCAAATTTTGGAGTTGAAAGAAATAAGCCAATTAATCCGGGAGCAACGCAAGGAAAATTAGAGAATTTTCAAGGCGGGGTGATTAAGCCTGAATTAGCGGCAGCAGCATTTTTAGAAAAACAAAGGGTTGATGAGTTAAATTTATCTTATCAAAAATACGCCGAAACAGTAAGCGGACTTGTATCCCCTGCAATAGACAATATATTTAACGCATTACAAAACGGAACAAACGTCTTTGAGGCAATTGGGCAAAGTGTTAAAGCGTTAGTAATTGACATTATTAAAGCCATTGCAAAAGCAGCAATATTGAAAGCACTAACAACGGCGGTAAGTGGTGGAGCAGGTGCCGGATTCTTTGGCGGTTTATTCAATGCTTTATCCGGAAGTTTAGGAGGCGTTGCATCACCACAATTCACGGGAGGTGCCGGACTAAGCGGAGGTATGGCATTGAACGGACAAGTTGTATTTGTTCAACGTGGTACGGATTTAGTAGGGGTTTTGAATCGTGGAAATTCACAAATAAATAGAGTAGGTTAAAATGGCATACGGTTTAAAATATTATTCTGAATTTGTAAATGCTGAGGGGCATTCCTGCCGGCTTGATTTATATTATAAAGATTATAGCGGATCAACCACATCTTTAAATAGTGGGATGCGTGCTTTTGTATTAAAGGAATTTAACTCAGACAATGATTTCTATAAACCAATTAGACCTCAACAAGCAGAGTTTGAAATTCTTGCGGATGTTGTAACATTAGAATCATTTTTGTTTAATGATGATGATTCAGTTAAAGTTCAGTTTAGTTGGCAGGGTTCTTTATACTGGCGTGGTTGGCTGATACAAGACGACTTTGAAGAAAGTTGGGTTGATTCAGCACATTTTATAACATTAAGAGCAACGGAGCAATTGAGCGGCTTAAATATCATTGCCCCATCACTACCCAACGGACATTCTACACCGTTAGATTTTATTTTAAATGCGATTCAAAATACTTCAATAAGTAATACGGTTAATTATGGAATGAATGTTGTAAACAATTTGTTTTACGAAACAATGACCAATAAAAGCACAGATGATACAGCAACCTGCTTGGATCAAATGTACATTAGTAACCAAACTTTTCAAAAAACATTAACAACTTTTGACGACTATCAAACAATTTTAGATAAGATTAACACATCATTCAACCAAACTATATTTCAATATAAAGGTGCGGCATACCTTATGCGAATGAGTGAATTTTTAACTTATCCAAATGATTTGCCTGGAATAGAATATAGACCATTATTAATCCCTTCAATAATATCAACAAGCGAAGATTACAAGTCTTACATCGGAATTGATGAAGAGATTAAACCAATAATGCCTGAAATGCTAAGGCAAGTAATAAGACCATATAAACAATTTCAAATTGATTACAAATATAAAATTCCAATTGAAATTGTAGCAAATTCATCATTTATTAGAGGTGATATTTTTTATAATTCAAGTGTAATTAAAAAATATTATGTTAATAATTGGTTAAGATATTATGGTTCTAAAGATTCACCAACATATAGTTCAACTATTTATAGGGATGTAATTTATGATTCTGATGGGAAAATATTTGACAATGCAGCAGTAGTTGATTATGTAACAGGGCAATCAAATACTTTTGCATTATCTGAAGCAGTCTATGTACAAAGAAATGAAAAGTTAAATTTTAAAATAAATATTGGCGATGATACATTGGTAACTTATACATCACCTAAAAGAGTAATGCAAATTTTATTTGTTGCTGATAATGCAATAATACCTAATCCTGTAAAAAAATATGGTTTAAATAATAATGGTGAATGGATTGAATCACCGGATTATACTTGGGACAATGCGGCAATTCCTTTTATTACTACTGATTTGTTTCCAATGACAACAAATTCAATTTCACCTTCAGGATATATAATTAATTATACAAATGTTGAACTAACGAGTAAACCAGTTCCGACAAGTGGTAAAATTTATGTATTACTTTATCAAGATAGCCCACCATTTATAGCACCATCAAGACATTATAAAGATTTTACTTTTAAGTTAATAACTCAATATGATGGATTATATAATGATAATATTATAGGAGATTATGATAGATTAACTAAATCAGAAAATATTAAGAATAATTTACAAAATGAAATATATCTTGATGATGCTGATAGTTATTATGTTTTAGGAGCAATAAAATCACCATTATCAACATTAACTGGAGATAAATGGTTACGTCAGCAATATACTTCTGAACGATTCACTTTTAAACGTCAGAAGGCGATTGCACATTGGCTTTTAAATAGGCGTTACAGGCAATTGATAAGCGGTAATTTTTACGGTATAAGTTGGAATTCTGGCGAAAGACCTATCGGCTTAATGAATAGGTTTATATTTACAGATGATGCACCGAACAAGCAATTTATGATTGTAAATTTACAGGAGATTGATTTTGTTTCATGTCAATGGAAGGCAACTTTGATTGAAACTTACGATAGTACATTAGATGCAGATTTAACGGATTATCCGCCTCATTCGTTTGACTTTCTTTATCAAGAATAAAATTTAACTTTGTGATATGGCAATTGTAAAAGGAACAGACGTTAGTATTCAATTTAAAAGCAGTGGGACTTATTATAACCTACAATGCTCAAAGGATGCGACTATTACAATTACTCAAGACAATTTGGAACTTGCCCCAAAAACAAGCCACAGATACAAACGATTTATACCTAATAGAATTTCGGGAACAATACAAGGATCTGGCGTTGTGGAAAGTTCAACGACTTACAATATATTTCAATTACAAACTTTACAATTAGCCGGTACCGATGCTGAATGTAAATTTAATGTAGGCAGTAAAACTTATACAATTAATTGTTTAATTTCTGAAATTTCGATAAGTTCGGCGGCTTCAGGCTTTGCAAACTTTACATACAATTTGATTATTAACGGATTAATAAATATTGCATAATGGCAGACATTTTAATAAAAGATTTAACGGCGGGAAATGCACAATTAACAGACTTGCTAATATTTGCAAATCCTACAACGGGGTTAGCAAAGAAAACAACAGTATCAAATTTTAAGCCTTCATTGCAATTAGTATTATCTGATTTAAATGATGTAACAATTAGCGATGAAACAGAAGGAAATATTTTATACTATGACAGTGGAGAGTGGAAAAGTGATGCACTAAAAACCATAAACGGGACATCTTTAATTGGTGCAGGTAATATTGTTATTTCTGGCGGCAGCGGTTTAACTTCTCTAAACTCATTAACAGCATCAACACAGACTTTCGCAACTTCAAGCACGGGAACGGATTTCACAATTACCTCCGCAACGTCAACGCATACTTTCAATTTACCTTCAGCATCTGCCACAAATCGTGGTTTATTAACGGCGGCGAATTGGACTACTTTTAACAATAAGCAGGCGGCGTTGGTTAGTGGGACGAATATAGTAACATTAAATAATAAAAGTTTATTAACATCTGGAGATTTAAGGTTTGTAACATTTATTTCCGGACGTTTTTTACAAACAGGTAATGACATTGATTTTAACATCGAAACTATTTCTGATTTGCCAAACGAGCCAAATTATGGATATCTTATTGAATTAAAAATTCCCTCCGCCTCAGCAATTGCGAGAGGTGCATTAACGGCATCAGATTGGACAACATTTAACAACAAACAAGCGGCTTTAGTTTCAGGGACAAACATTAAAACCATAAACGGAGCGTCAATATTAGGTAGCGGAAATATTGTTATAAGCGGCGGTACTGGCTTGACTTCGCTAAACGGATTAACTGCCGGCACACAACTTTTTGCGGTTGCGTCAACCGGGACGGATTTCACAATTACAAGCACTACCGATACACATACATTTTCAATTCCAACGGCATCAGCATCCGCAAGGGGTTTGCTAAGTTCTGCGAATTGGACAACGTTTAACAATAAGTTAGGTTACACAGGAGCAACGGCGGATTTAAATTTAGGTATTTACAACTTATACACTAACAATATATTCACAGGCTTTACAAGCGTGGCGGCTTCAGGTACATTGATAACATTAACTGTTACATCAACACCTTATTATAACGTAACAGGAAGCGGCGGACAAATTATAAAACTTCCTGATGCAACAACTTTAGTAAATGGGGCAACATTTGTTTTCAACAACAATCAATCAAGCGGAGCGATAACGGTTAACAACAACAGCAACACTTTAATAGCGTCTATTCCTTCGGGCGGTTATGTTACAATAACTCTTTTATCTAATTCTATTGCGGCTGGCAGTTGGGACAGACATTTTGAAGCACCGGCTAACGTTTCATGGAGTACAAACACTTTTGATTATAACGGAAGCATAACCTCTGCCACTTGGAATGGTGCAGCAATTGCAGATACTCATATAAGTTCGGCGGCTACTTGGAATGGTAAACAAGCAGCGTTAAACGGAACAGGTTTTGTAAAAATTAGCGGAACTACAATAAGTTACGATAACTCAACCTATTTAACAGCTAATCAATCAATAACTTTAAGCGGAGATGTTACCGGAAGCGGAGCAACATCAATATCTACAACACTTGCAACAGTTACTCAAGCATCAAGTGGAAACTTTGTTAAAGTTACTTTAGATACTAAAGGAAGAGTTACAGGAAATACGGCAGTTGTTGCGGCTGATATTACGGCGTTGGGTTTTGCGGTTTCTACAATTACGACCAACAGGCAGACGGCATCTTATACACTTGTTCTTGCGGATGCAAACAAACTTGTAGAAATGAACGTGGCAACTGCAAATACATTGACTGTTCCAACAAACGCAACGGTAGCATTTCCAATTGGAACACAGATTTTGATTGCACAGTACGGAGCAGGGGCGGTAACAATTACGGCGGCAAGTGGTGTAACTTTACGTAGTGAAAGTTCAAAACTTAAAACAAACGGACAATATAGCGGGGCAACACTTGTTAAAATTGCAACGGATGAATGGTACGCATTTGGAAATTTAATTGCATAAAAAAATGATATTAGCAAGTATTGGAATAATAACAAGTAAGGCAGCGGCGGCAAGTGGTTATGATACAGATGCACAGGCATTTTTTACGGCGGCAGATCCAACAGGAACTATATTTACTACAACGCAAAAAGACGCAGTTAATGCAATGGTTGTAAGTATGAAGGCATCTGCACCAAGTGGCTCTTCAATATGGAGTAAATTATTAGCAATTTATCCAATGGTTGGGGGTAGTACCTTAGTCCCTGCACCTCATACATTTAATCTAAAAGACCCAAGAGATTTAAACGATGCATATCGTTTGGCATTTGGCGGTAGTTGGACTCATAGCAATTTGGGGGCAATACCTAATGCATCTAATACATACGCAAATACTTTTTTAAATACAAATGTTTTGAGCCAAAATAGTGCGTCTGTATGGTATTATTCGAGAGATTATAATTACAGTTCAGAAATTATTGGAGTAATTAATAACACTTCAACCAAAAATGGAATTCAATTTCAATTGCGAGATCCAACTTATGGAGGTAATTCATATAGTTGTATAATGTCGCAAGAAGCAGGTGAGGGTGATAATAGCGTTTATAAAACTGGATTATTAGGATTGTCAAGGATTAGTAGTTCCCAATACAAAAGATATGGAAGATTTAGCGGAACTGTAAGCAGTCAAACAGTTATAACAGCAGATAGAACAAGCACATCTGCATCATTATTAGCTTTGCCAATTTTTTTAGCTGCCAGAAATGTTGGTGGGACAATTATAGATGAATATAGCAATAGCGGATGTTCTTTTGCTGCAATTGGCAGTGGATTTGATGCAGCGGAAGTAGCATCTTTAAATAATATTGTGCAAACTTATCAAACAGCCCTTTCACGTAATATTTATTAAAATTAATTTATGATTTGCGGAATTTTAACAGACGAACAAAAAGAAATAGTTACAAATCAAATGTTTAATGATAAAAGTTATTTTAACCCAGTTAAAGATAATTTTGACAATTGGGTAATTTTCGAACAAGAAATGGATTGTAAATATCCTGAATTTGCATTTGTAACAACTTTACCTATAATTGAATTCGTACCAATCCCAAAACCAATATAATATGCTATCACTTTTATTTTTAATGTTTGCAGCTGCGTTCAATGCCTTAATGGATACGCTAACACATCATTATTCAACCTCTATATTTAAGTTTAAAAATCCTACATTTTGGAATCCTAATGTATCGTGGCAGTATGTTAACTTCTTGCCTTATACAAAATATAGAGCGGATGCGTGGCATTTAGCAAAATCCGCAATG